GAAACAAACAACCGAGTTAAACCAACAACGGGCGTTAATGCTTTTCGACCAACAACAAGCGTTGGCGCAATCGGAGTTTGATTTATTGCGTAATTCCGAGGCACGCAAAACACAATTTGCGTTGGCGGCTGAAAAGGCACGTTTGCAAAAGATTTTGGAGTTGAACAAAACGGCGGGCGTCAAAATGACCGACGAACAAGTACAAACCATTCAAAACACTATTGCCAAAATCGACCAAGAAATACAGCAAAGCAAGGGCGACGAAAGGGGCAACGATATATACGGATTGTTTGGGTTGAATTTGGACGACGACCAAAAGGAGGCAATAAGTACGTCCGTATCGTTCGCAATGGAACAATTGCAAACCTTTTTGGATGCCAAGTTAGCCGCCGCCGATGCCGCCGTTGCCGCCGCTGACAAAGAGGTTGACAGCGCACAACGGGCGTTGGACGCCGAGTTAGCCGCCCGTGCTAATGGGTATGCGTCAAGTGTCGTACAAGCGCAAAAGGATTTGGATTTGGCACGTAAGACGCAAGAAAAAGCGTTAAAAGACCAACAGAAAGCCCAAAAGCAACAACAGGCGATACAGACCATACAACAAATTGGGAACCTTGTAACGTCAACGGCTTTAATTTGGTCGCAATTGGGGTTCCCGTGGGCGATACCCGCAATTGCGATAATGTGGGGTTCCTTTGCCGCCGCCAAGATAAAAGCGGCACAAATGACGAAATCCAACGGCGGTAACGAAAGTTACGGCGACGGTACGGTTGAGTTGTTGGGGGGTGGTTCGCACCAATCCGGTAACGACGTTGATTTGGGAACCAAGCCGAACGGAACCCGAAGACGTGCCGAAGGCGGGGAATTTTTCGCCGTGTTCAACAAGCGTAATTCGCGCCGTTACCGTCGTATTATCCCGGACGTTGTTAACGCATTGAACCGGGGTATATTTGAACGCAAGTACATGAACGCATACAAAGAGGGCGGCGAATTTACAATAAACGTATCGCAGAATAGTCCGGATATGCGGGATTTGCAAAACGATGTTCGGGCAATCCGGGAACAAAACGCAGTCCGGTATTACACAACCGCCGACGGTAAAACAATAATGATTTACAAGAATTTAAAACGAACAATCAATTAACGTTATGAATCCGAAATACAGATTTTATCTAAATGCAGGTAGGGAACAGGTTTATATATATGAGTATATAAAGACCGGATTTTATCACGGGATGAACGGTATATATGTTCCCCCCCCCGGAGGCAATAGTTATAAATGTATTATATTGCCGGCTTCCGTAGGTGAATACATAGTGTATAAAGATGGGGTACAACAAACAGGTGTGCGTATGTTATTTTTGACTTCTGATACCACAGGAGGGGTGTTAGGTAGTTCGTTGGATGGTCGAGGTGTTGCGCCGGAAGGGACTAATTTTATCGCTTTAAATTTTTGGGCTAATTCATCATCTGCACCACCGGAGGGTTGGCAATATTTTTCGGATGATGATTTAAAACAGATTGTTTTAGATGAAGCAGGATATCGTAGAGTAAACCCTATATATAAAGACGATTTAGCAAAGGAATTAGAATTGGAAACCGGTCAACAATTCTATCGTGCTAAACTATCCGGAAAAATTAATTTTGTTCGAGATGATTACGATTTTATAAACGATAAATCCTTTGATACGGAATTTATATTCAGGATTGAGCAAAGCGACGACGGCGGGTTATCGTTTTTCCCATATTACACGGGTAAGTTTATGAAAACGGATTGCGAGTGGAATGAGGACGATAAAAAAGTTACTGTACAGCCGGATGTTTACGACCAATATAACGATGTGTTGGCAGGGTTAGAAAAGGAATATAATTTGATCGAGTTAGCACCGCAAATAACACAATTGAATTATAAAAAACGTCCCTTAATACAAATATATATCCCGGGTGACAGTGTCGTTTCATGTTTTTTGTCCGGCATGTACTGGGAGCAAGACGCTAACGTTATAACAGATCGTAATGCACTTACAAATACATATTATTTTGTGTTGTGCAATCTATTAAAAGAGATCAATGTGACGGGTTTCACCAATCCTAATGTAAATGGATTATATTCCGGTAGAATGACGAACCAAAATAATGTATTTACCGGTGATTTGAATCCTAATACTGCAAACGGATATTATATTAATGTGCAACAGGTTTATGTTGCACCATTTTTTAGTTCAGCAATAGTGGAAATACGGAGAAGGTCAGACGGTGTAGTGATGTATCGTTATACTGCTTCTATTTCGGGCACTTCTTGGGACAATGCGGATTTCGATGCCCCTGCTGTTGCCGGTTCAGGGGCTACCGGTTCGGCTCATTGTGAAATGGCAACTTATTCCATATATGCTCGTTATTTATGCGATGTTGAAAAAGTAGGAGATGTAGACACCCACCCGTTACCTGCCGATGATATTGTAGAAAACAATCACAATTATCATCGGGTTGTTGGATATGGGATTGATGTAGCATATATATCAAATCAAAGTTCCACGGAGCCGTCACAATGGGGTATGCGGGACGATGGAACCTATTTTATGCCGCCTTATTCTATATCCGGCGATATATTCTATCCTATTGCCCGATCAGCGTGGCGGTATGCGTCTATATGGTTTGCGTTTTATCTTGCTGATTGGTTATTGGAAGAAGATGCGCGATCTCCTTATCCGTTAAGAGACGTAAATCCTATATCGTCTGTTATATCTGTATTGCTGCAAAAAATTGCGCCAGGAATTACGCACGAAGGAACCGAGGAATACAGCCGTTTTTTATATGGAGCAAATCGCCCGCTTGGTAATTATAATTTTACATTATTACTAACACAGAAAACCAACGTAACAAATGGCGATTATGATCGTCCAGCACAAAAGGCCCCGATAACGTTACAGCAAGTTACAAATATGTTACGGGATTGTTTCCGGTGTTATTGGTATATTGAAAACAACAAATTTAAAATCGAACATATCCAGTTTTTCCGCAATGGCGGTTCATATAATTCGGCAAACATTGGAGTCGATTTAACCAAATTGCAAAATATACGTAACGGCAAAAATTGGAGTTTTGCAAAAAACAGTTGGTCGTTTGATAAGGTTGATATGCCAGAACGATACCAGTTTGAATGGATGGACGATGTTACGGAACCTTTTGAAGGAAGCCCGATAGAGGTTATAAGCAAATATGTAACGGCCGGGAAAATTGAGACAATAAATATTTCCAATTTTACTTCCGATATAGATTATATGATTTTGAATCCTGGAAGCGTATCGGACGATGGGTTTGCGCTTTTTGCAGCGGTTAAAAACGGTAACACATACGAATTGCCTTTCCTGGATTTTAGTTTTGGAGCAGGTAAATTAGTACTACAAAACGGTATATTAGCAATGAGATATCTACAACCAACTTTTTACATCTACGATTTGCCTGCTTACAACGTTGAAATAAATGGATCGCAAGTACGCGCTTTGGGGATAGACCGTAAAAAGAAACAAACGTTGAATTACCCAAGTATAGACGACCCTGATCCGATGCAACTTATAAAAACTAAGTTAGGAAACGGGCAAATTGAAAAAATAAGTATAAATTTGTGTAGCCGCATGAACAAACTAACTTTGAAATATGACACCGAATAACAATTTGTCGGTATTGCCGTTTTACCCGGACGAAAAATACCAAGACTTCCGCAAGTCTTACGCATACGGGGACATATACCCGTTATTTACACCACCAAACAAGTTGCCGCCGTTTCAGATTGTCCGCCCAACGTCGGCGGTATGGAACCCAACGGCAATAATCCGGCGGGTCAATAAAACGGGGTTGATTGGGGACGTTGTGTTGGACGTTACCCAAACATTATTGCAGGGCGGTTTACGGGTCAATCGCTTTGCCTCTTTGGGTTATGACGTTATAAGTTATCCCGGTATATTGCCATTCCCAAAGAACATGGAGCAGGGGCAATTTTATTTGGGTTTTCACGACGGGGTAAATCGTTCCGTGTCGGACGTATTTACAGTTGCTTACGGCGTCGAAAACTACATGAAAATTGAATGGTGGGACGCCGATAACATGACGTTTGAAAACGGGGCGATTGATTACCAAGTGCCGTTTAAAAATGTATTGTATCTTCGCGCCGAGTTAGGAAAGCCGGAATACATTTTTGAGGAGGAGGGCGAAGATAGGGACGGTTTTTTCTTTCCCGAAAAGCAGTTGAGCGAAAAACGTTACCGTTTCCAATTCCTTGCGCCGGAATACCTTTGCGACGCAATGCGAGTTATCCGAATGGCGGATTATGTACAGATAACCGCTAACGGGCAAACCTATAATTGCGATACGTTTTTGATTACGGTAAAATGGCAAACGCAGGGCAATTTGGCGTCGGTTGAGGCAGAATTTGAATGCGACACAGTAATTAAAAAGATTGGGCGGGGTGTCGTGCCGACCAATTTAGGCGATTTTAACGACGACTTTAATAACGATTTTAACAATTAATATTATGGCGAATTGGTCAAATTTGATTGCGGCAATAAACGCAGTCATTAAAACAAACGGCAACCGGGCGATAACCGGGGCAATCCTGCAAAACGTGTTGGATACAATGGTTACGAATTTGGGAACAAACGCCCAATATGGCGGGATTGCAACCAAAGCAACCAACCCCGGCGACGTTGACGGCAATGTGTATTACCTTGCAACCGAGGGCGGCACATACACAGGGTTTAACAATCTGAATGTTGACGGCAAAAAATTGACGTTGATATATAACACGGCGTCCGGTTGGGCGAAATTGGTATTGGATATTCCAACCGCCGGGCAATTCGACAAAGTACAGGCGTTAAGCCAATTCGGGTACAATTGGAATTTGTACGACCCCGCAACCCGATTGTTGAATACAACAATTGATGCAAGCGGAAACACCGTTGCAGACCCTAATTTGGATACGTCGGATTATTTCCCGATACGCCCCGGCACGTATGCGTGTGCGCCCGGAGCGGGACAATTGCGCATATATACCGCCGCCAAATCGTATATCGGTCAAGTGCCCCGTTTGCCCGTAACAACAGGCGAATTGGAGCCGCCCGCAATATTTCAAATAACTAACACAACGGCGGCATACGGTCGTATTGTTTTGGGAAAACAGTATGCCGAAATTGCAACGTTTTGTCGTCGATTGGTTCCAATGGAATACGGTATTAGCCAATACGCAAGCCCCGCAATGGAACATAACATTGCCAATACGGTTGGATTGGCACGGGTTAAAATCCCATTCCGATTGGCAACTAATCAGCAATTGCCGATGATTTTAAACGGCGAAAGTATCCCAATTGGAGATTTTACCCGTGATAATACGGATTATATCAATGTAACCCAATTATCAACCATTACGATAAAAGCAAAGAACGGGAAAAAAATACCGCCTGTTATTTGCTTGTATCGTAGCGACTTTTCATATATCGGTGTGGTTGGAAACCCGGAGGGTGCGGAAACTGAATTTACGTGCGATTTGACCGGACGGGGTGCGACGTATGCGATATTTCTATTGCGTCGAACCGTAACAATACCCAATGAAAATGCGGCAACGTATGACGTTGAAATTACCGGGACAATAAACGGGTCAACGTATGAAGTTTTCAAAACAGCACAACAATTGACGCCCTACAATGTGCCGTTTACAATTGTACCCAATCAGCAACCGCCCGGAACGGCTATAATACCCGATACCGAAATGGATAGAACGGATTTTATACCAACCGAGGGCGTCAAGTCTTTTAAAATGACAGCCCCCGGCGGTAACGTTATTGGTGCGGTAGAGGCATACCCTGCAAAAATGACCACAGGCACAACGGTTGGAGCGTATGATAATTATGTACCGGAGTTCGTATATGAACCCGCCCCCGGACAAAATTATTTCGTCGCCGTTACCCGCCGCCACGGTTTTCCGTCAAACGAAGCAACGTTTAAGATTGAAGCAACACCCGTGGGAACCGCCGTTGCAATCATTCCTAACAGGCAACCGCCTGTAAATGGTTCGTATAATCCCGACCCCCAACGGGACGTTACGGATTATATCCCCGTTGCCGGAAAGCAATTAATTACAATGAAAGGTAACGGCAAATTGGTATCGTGCGCAATTGCATTTTACGATACCAAACAAAGTGTTGGCGTTGTAGTTGGCAGTTATACGCAATATGCAAACGAATTTTCGGCGCAAGTTCCGGCAAACGCCCGATATGCGGTTATTGTTACCCGCCGCCCCGGTATGACGGATAACGCCGATACAATCAGCATTGAAGTTGTAGGAACCCCAACGTTAATGTATTTCGGAAACGAGGTTTACAACCCGGCACAGGATACCGAATTAGTAAAACAGATTGCCGAAAAAGTCGGCGTTCAGAATATCAATTTGGAGGGTAAGAAAGCCGCCGTATTTGGTTCGTCAAATACAACCCAACATTACGGTATTTGGTTCCAAGACTTATGCGATTATTTCGGCATGGATTACAAAATATACGGTATTGCGGGCGCAACGTATCCAATTGTTCCCGGCAATAACGTTTGGAGTGGTGCAAGTGGAATTGCCGAGGAGGTATTGGGACAACCAAACAGCATGGTAACGGAGGTTGAATATAAGATAAATACCGACCCAACGTTTATACCCGATATATTTATGTTCAATTCCGGGATCAACGAAGCAAATTCAAACCCGCCTATTGGGGATTTGGCAACCGTGTTTACAAAAACATTGGATGAAATCCGTAACAGTACGGACACGGCATTTGGCATAAATACGTTAATTGGCAGTATGCGTTGGTGTATTGAAACGCTTATGCGTACATATCCCGACGGGGTATTTATTGGGTTAATTCCGTTCCAAGCCTCAAACGCCGTAACTGCCAATTTCGTTGCAACATTCTTGCAACCTATGTTGGCAACATTCGGTCGTTTGGGTATCCCGGTTATCAACTGTTTGGAGCATGGCGGGTTTTATTCGCAATTTGAGGACACCGCCCCGTACAAATATACCGTCGATTCAGTTCATGTGCGATTAGGTAATAACATAAACGCAAAAGGTCGGTTTGTACAAGCCGAGTTTTTAAAGCGTAATTTTCTGAATGTATATTACCCTAAAAATAACGCACAATGATTTTACAGGAACGCAACATTATTAACGGAGCGACCGTCGCAATGGTCGTCCCGTTATTAGAGTTTTACAACAAATTGACCCCGTTTTTGCTTTTGGCAATCGTTCTTATTGTTGTGGATAGTCGGTTTGGCATAGCTGCCGCCCGTAAGCGTGGCGAAACAATCCGAACGTCCCGAAAATGGAGGCGGGCAATAAACAAATTGGTTGACTATGTTTGTTGGATAACTTTGGCGGGGTTATTCGGTCAAGCATACGGCGAAATATTGGGTATCCCGATATTGTCGGCGTTGTTTCTCTTAATTGTTTACGGGGTCGAAATTTCAAGTTGTTTTAATAATTACTTTGAGTACAAGGGAATTAAAAAACGAATTAATATTTTTAAATTGTTTAACCGCCCGGAGGTCGAAAATTGTATTGAGGACATACCGGACGAAAAAAAAGGAGGACAAAAACAATGAGTAAACCAATTATCATTTTAGACAACGGGCATGGCATGGAAACGCCCGGTAAACGTTCGCCAATTTGGAGCGACCGGACACAGTTGTTGGAATACGAATTTAACCGGGACGTTGTGCGCCGGATTGAGGCGGCATTGAACGAACGGGGTATTGCGAACGTCGTATTGGTTCCCGAATGGAACGACGTTTCATTGACGGAAAGGGTAAAGCGTGCCAACGACATTACCAAAGGCAACAAAGGGGGCGCAATCCTTATATCGGTACACGCCAACGCCGGGGGCGGTACGGGTTGGGAGGTTTACACGTCGCCCGGTCAAACCAAATCCGACCCGTTGGCAACTATATTGTACAACGAGGCGGAAAAGGAATTTGCCCCGGACGGTTGGAAAATGCGTGCCGACCATTCCGACGGCGACCCGGATAAGGAAAGCAATTTTTATATCCTAACCAAAACGAGTTGCCCGGCGATGTTGTCGGAAAACTTTTTTATGGATACGGAAAAGGATTGCCGTTTCATAATGAGTAACGAGGGACGCCAACGAATTGCCAACGTTCACGTCCGGGCAATCGAAAAAATGTTAGAGGCATGAAAAAGTATTTGATATTGGCGGCAATCATTTTGGCAGTTGCCGCCGCCTTATGGGTACAACACGCCAAAATAAAGCGGTTGACCGACGAACGGGATAAATACCGGAGCAACACGGAGGCGTTATTGGCAGACGTGGAACGATACCAAACAAAAGACAGTTTGAACGCCGTAACCGTTGGCGTTCTGCAATTGAAATTATCGGAGTTTGAAAAGTACCGGGCGGATGATGCGGCGTTGATAAAAACGTTGCAGACAAAGAACCGGGATTTGCAAGCGGTTACGACCGCCCAATTGCAGACGATAAACGAATTGCGGGGAACCGTCCGGGATAGTATCGTTTATTTGCCGGGGGATACCGTTACGACTGTTTTACGATGTGTTGATATTACCGACCCGTGGTTTGAGTTACACGGATGCGCCACGCCCGCCGGGAATTTTACCGGAACGTTTGTAAACCGGGATAGCCTATTGATAGCGGCGACGGTCAAGTATAAACGGTTTTTGGGGTTCCTTTGGAAAACCCGCAAGGTAAAGAACCGAAAGATTGACGCCGTAAGCAAAAACCCCAATACCGAGATATTAGGCGTTGAGTATATCGAAATAGAGGAATAGCCGCAAAAATTAATCGTTTTTACCGGGGGGATACATTCGTTTGTATCCCCTTTTTGTTTTTGCCCGTTTTCCGCTCCAAATTTAAACGATAATTTCAAAGTGGATAACTTCCGTCGAAACAAAGAAAGTTTGTTAAACGAGAAATTCGGGAAAAATAACTTTGCCGGGAACCAAAAGAAAAGTTTTTTATAATAAAACGTAAAATAAAAGATAATTCTTTTGGTAATTAAAATAATGGTTGTATATTTGCAGTACGATAATACAACGACGGGGCGTTTTTCCCGGATATTTAGAGAGCGTAAACAATGGATACTCAAAGCATTTATAACGGATTGGCGTACACAACAAGCGAAATTAACCGCAATTACAAAATCAAGGTTGCCGGAATGGTAAACGGGAAAAAGGTTAATATGTTGGTTGGGGTTGCCGGGTTAATCCGCATTGTCGGCGATATTGAATTGGTTAACCGTCTTTTAAACCGTGCGTTCAACTGTTACGGCGACAAAGAAGTTTGTAAATTGCGCCGAGGCGTCAAAATTACGTTCTATTATTCGTAACCAATGACCGGGCGTTTTCCCGGCAACAAATAATATTTACCAATATGAAATCAGATGTTAACGGCGTAAGCCAATGCCAAAAAGGAACCGAGAATTACGAAACGTTTTATACGACAATCAGACGTAAAAAAACAAAGTTGGTGCAATACGATTATCGTAACGAGGACGGCGAATTGTTTATGTGTTTAAAGCCAACATTAACCGAGTGCCGAAAAGCACGGGACGAACATTTTAAACCCGTCGTTGTCGTTTATACCCCGGAGCAATTCAAAGAATTAGGATTTGACGGCGAGATTGCAAAGTATATGCGAGAACACACCAATACGGCAATCGTCGGCAATGTTCCCGGATTGACCGCCACGTTATCCGGTATCGGACGCATAAAGATTTGATGAATTACAAAAACCCTTATTCAAACAAGTAAATAACCCGCCGGGGGTTCGCCCCCGGCACAACAACAAAGATTATGGCAAAGTACATTTTGAGCAAACAAGCCAAAGGCAAAAAGTTTCAATACACAGTAACCGACGAAAGCGGCACTGTTATTTCAACGAGGACGTCCGTACGGGATTACGTCGCTTGTACTCGAAACGGGGAATTTTATTTTGGTCGTTTGGACTTAATCGGCAAGGCAGCCACGGGCGGGCGTTGAGTTCGGCAATGGCAATTCTCGTAAACCCGGAGGCGGCATACAAGAAACAAGCCGCATGCTTTATCCCGGATTACCGCCGCAAATGGCTTTCGGAAAATCCGTTTGATAAATGGGTTGCCAACCATTTGGATTGGGCGAAAAGCCTCAAGGAGGAATTGGAGGCAATCGCATATTTACAGTAATAACCAAGCCGGGGGCGCAAGTCCCCGGCATAACCATTCAGAGCGATGAATAAAACGAAACGTTACCGTATGACGCAAGCGTTGTACGATATAATCCAAAAAGCAAACGGCGGGTTGTTCCTACTTTATACCCGCCACAATCCCGGCGACGTGTTGAACCTATTGTTGGACGGCAACGATATTGGGTTGACGTGCCGGGTTGAAAGTCTATTTGATAGGTATTACCGATATTGTCGAATTGTAACCGAGGGATAAAATGAGATTAGATATTGACAGACAAAAGGAATTGGAACCAAAGCGCATGGAGTACGCCCGGAACCAAATAACGGCGTTGGGTTATGAGATAACCGAGGAAAACGTAACGACTTTAAAATTTACGTTCAAAGGGTCAACGGTTACTTTGTTCCCGTATTCCGGTTAGCATACCGGAAAAACTATACAGGACGGACGGGGTATTGGGAAACTATTAAAACAGATACGCCGATAAAAGAGGAACCCCCGGACGTAACAGATACGCCGGGGGTTCGGTACGCAGTAACCGAGAGCGATGTAATGGTTTAATGCGGTACGACAAAAGTAACGCAAAATATCGGTTATCCAATCGCCCCCGGCAAACTATTTATCAAAACAAAGGTTTTATTTTTGGCAATTAAAAAACTATTTGTATTTTTGCAGAAACAAAACCCACCGGGGGGAATACCCGGCAAAGGCATGAGAATAAAAGAGAGCGAAAATTTAAAGACATTGGCGACCCTTTCCGGGAAAACAGCCAACCAAGTATCCGAAACAATCGTTACGGAGTTAATCAACCGCAAAATCATTGAGGACATACCCGACAATTGGGGTTTGCCCGTTTCGGAATGTTACGAACGGGACGTTACCGTTTCGGAGTTCGCCGGGGTTATCCGGTCAATTGGTATTGCCGTTGTTCGTTCCGAACATTTGGACGCTTTATTAGAGTGCATTTTGATTGGTTCCGGGGATTGCCCGGAATGCGGCGGCGAAATGGAAGTTACCGACGGCGAATATAAGCAGACCGGAGGCGACGGATATTTGACCCCGCCGGAATATACCCCGTTATGGGAGGAAAAAACGTGTACGCATTGCGGACACACAGAGAGCAACGAACCGAGTTATTAAACTTTAAAAATAGAACAATGAAATTGAAAGTAAACGAAGCAATCGCCCGTTCAGAGGCGAACGGGAAAAAGGTTTTGAAAAAAGACATTGCCGCCCGCTTATTTCCGGGCGTAACCGAAAGCGCGCAACAGGTTAATATGACTAATTTGTGTAACGGGACAACGAAACGGATTGTACCCGAATGGGTCGTTATCCTTTGCGAAATGTTGGATTGTACGGCGGATTATCTGTTTGGCATGGAGGGCGGAAACGATGAAAAGTAAATTTGTTTTGGCATTTGAAGCCGTCGCCGACAAAATGTTTTCGGAAAAGGGACAAGCCGTTGGACTTATGGCAACGTTCGGAACGTTGGGCGTTGCCGCTTTAATTGGTGCATTTTGGAACCCGTGGCAATTGTTTATTGCCGGGATATGCGCAATTATGTTTTTATGTGGATTATCCGAATATAACAAAGTGAAATAATGAGAACAAAGAGCGATGCACCGGGCGACCCGGTAAAAAAGACAGTCGGAACAACGGGAAATATTCCCGCCGACAAATTCCCGGAAATATCCGAGGAACAACAACAAATAATCCCCCCGTTTGAGGCAATGGAATTGGAGCAACAAACCGGGGCGTTTGAAATCGTGCCGGGCATGACGGTTGAGGAAATGACGGCAATGTTTTTCAACGTCGATGCGTTGATTGAACCGCCATATAAGATTTGGCAGTTAAACAGCAAGGGGCACCGTTATTATTATCGTTACGACGAAAACGGAAACCCGGAGTTTTTCCCGTCTGTTACAACCATTTTGTCGCAGACGTTACCCAAATCGCCGTTCCTTATCAAATGGATTGCCGATAAAGGGATTGAGGAAAGCGAACGTTATAAAGGCGAACGGGCGGCGTATGGAACGTTCATGCACGCCGCATTTGAGGAATTATTGATTAACCGGGCGTATGATTTGGACGGATTGAAATCCAAATTGAAAGAATACATTGAGATTAACAGATTGCCGGACGACTTTATTTATTACGCTGACGATTTGAAAAAGGACGTATTGGCGTTTGCGCAATTCGTTTTGGATTACGACGTTAGACCGTTAGCGGTCGAAATTGCGTTAGTACACCCGTATTACAAGTATGCCGGAATGATAGATTGCCCGTGTACCATGTTGGCGAAAATCGGCGGAACCGACCGGATAAACGCAATTGTCGATTTTAAGAGCGGGCGCAAAGGATTTTACGAGGAGGCGGAAATACAATTGCACCTTTACCGGGATATGTGGAACGTTAATTTTGAGCAATTCCCGATTACAAAGGTTTTCAATTTTTCCCCGAAAGATTGGAGCAAAAAACCGTCCTACAATCTAAAAGACCAAACAGACAGCCCCAACGCAAAGAAAATCCCGGCATTGTTGGATATTGCGGCGATTGAGGACGAAAAGAAAGATAACATATTTACCGCCGTATCCGGTGCAATCGTATTGGACGACGCCCCGGATTTGACGCAAAACGTTATTTCGTTGACGTTGGCGGAATTGGTAAAAACCAAAGCCCCAAAAGATAAGACGCCGGACGAACAAACAGCCGTAACCGCCGAGGACGTGAAAGCTGCCCCGGAACCGGAACCCGAAAAGCCGAAAACAAAGATTGTCAAAAGAGCGTCCGCAAAGGCGGAAAACAAGCCCGACACGGGCAAAAAGACAACCACGCAAGGGAATACTACCAAAAAGGACGAAAAGCCCGCAAATGAGCCAAAAAAGGGCAAAAGCGAGAAAAAACAAAAGTTATTGAACGACAACCCGGAAATTTAAAGTATAGCTATGAAAACAATACATAAATATCCGTTATCGGATTTTTGCGAAACAATCAGTATGCCGCAAGGGGCGCAAGTTCTTACGGTAAAATCTAAAGGCGGCGGAACATTTGTTTGGGCGTTGGTAGATACTGACAAACCAATGGAAAAACGGACATTTGCCACAATAGGAACCGGACACGATGCCGGGAAATATGACGGCGAATTGATTTATATAAATACACTTTTCAAAGGAGTATTTGTATGGCATATATTTGAAGTTAAATAAAAACAGATAGAGCGATGAAAGGACGAATTGCACGACCGGAGGCACAAAAGTCCCGGTTAATATTGCCCCGTGTGGGCAAAGTTAAAATTGGAATGAAAGGGGCGGGCGGTTATCCGCAAAGTGTAGATTATTTCATACCAACGGGAAAATATGCCGGGTTATTTACACAGGCATACGGCGAAAAGCCGCAAACCGTGCAAATTGTTTTCCCGGACGACGACCCGGCGAAAGTTTGTAACGAGCAATACGAGTACCGGGACGATGCCGGGCGGCGCATTGCTTACGGCGACGGGGAAACGTTCGACGTATGGGACGGGAAAAAATACGAAACGTTGAGTGTATCGGATTATCCAAACCTTATGGCGGGCGTTGCCAAAAAATACCCCAATCGTAAAATCCAAAAGGGCGGCGACGGTTGGGATATAACGTTGACGTTAAATTTTATTTGCCCGTTGGTTCGTGGCGTTGCCGGAATATGGACGTTTGAAACAAAGGGCACAGCGTCAACAATCCCCAATATCCGGGACACGTTCGACGGGATGTTGTCGGAACGTGGGTTTGTAAAGGGAGTAATATTTGATTTGAATGTACAATTTGCCACAACCCAAAAGCCGGGCGACAATTCCCGTTTTCCCGTTGTGTCGTTGGTTCCCAATGAGAGTGCGGACAATGTGTTGAAAGTTAAAAAGGCATGGGAGCCGATAAAACAATTGGAGGGCGGCAACAATGACAATTAGGGATAGTAATTATATAACCATTTTAGCCCCAATGATTACCCGGTTAAAACTCAAAGGGAACGAATTGTTGGTTTTCGCTTTGATACACGGGTTTAGTCAAGACGGCGAAAGCCGTTTTAAGGGGTCATTGCGATACCTTATTGAGTGGACGGGATTAGATAAAACGACCGTTATAAAAATACTCAAATCGTTGGTTGAAAAGCAGTATATCAATAAATATGAGTACGAAAAAAATAAGGTTCGTTTTTGTGAGTATTCGACGAATTATTGGGCGGCTTTGGAGTGGTTGGAAAATCCCACCACCCCCCCGGTTGGAAAATCCAACCCCCCCGGTTGCGAAACGCCACCCCCCCGGTTGGAAAATCCAACCACCCCGGTTGGAAAAAACAACCCTATATTAACTACTGGTATAGATAATTCTATAGATACTGATTATGATAAACCCGCCAACGATGTTGTCGGCAATTTATTCCCGGACGAACAATTGGAGGTTCAGAACGATAAAAAGAAAACAACGATATTTCGTAATTCCGGCGTTTACAAGTTGGTAAAGTTTGGGGCGGACGGCGTAAACGATTATTCCGAATTTGAAAAACTGTTTGCGACCCCGGAATTTGCGCCCGTCGATTTGATTTATTATTTTCATTCCGTCGCCGATTGGTCGGATACTAAAATTGGCGTCAAACGAAATTTCAACGGTTGGGTTGCAACCGTGCGTAATTTCATACGGGGGGACATTGAAAAAAAGAAAGTGCATTTGAAACCGGAAAACCAAGCCCCGCAAAACCGATTGGATATTGGCGGCGCAATGGATTTTCTTAATGATTATTGAGCGTATGGAAACATTACCCGAAAAATTGCCGGATAAGATACAGAGCGTTGCAATTGCGGTATATTATCCAAAGCCCGGAACAAAGGCAATAGACATTCGGCAGCAAATGGTCGAATTACCGGAGGTTGCCAATTCATTAACGCCAATTGAAAAGTACATATTTGCGGCGTCAACGAAAACCCAAATTTGCGAAATGGACGACGCCACGTTGGTTGCGAAAACCGGGCAAATGTTCAAATTTATAGCAATGGACGTTGGGTTTAGGGTTCCAACTGACCGGGACGAATGGGCGTATATTTGTACCCGGTTATTAGATATACTCAAACGGTATTATTCGCAATTGACATTGGCGGATATAAAGTTGGCATTTGAGTTGGCGACGACCGGGGAATTGAACGAATATTTGCCAAAAGACAGTCAAGGCAACCCGGATAAAAACCATTACCAACAATTCAACGCCGAGTATTTCGCAAAGATTCTGAACGCTTACAAGCGCAAACAGAACGGCGCAATTTCCAAAGCATATACTGCGTTGCCGGAACCCAAACGGGAAATATCCCCGGAGAAAAAACGGGAATACCATAACGATACCGTCGAACGTTGCCGGAACGCTTTTTTGGAATATAAATACCGGGGTAAATATGACGCCGGAATGTTGGGCGATATGTTCGTTTACAATTGGTTGTATGCCGTTGGGTTGTCGGATGAAGTCAAGCAAACCGAGGACGACCGCAAAACCGCCTTATCCCGTTATTTGCAACGAGCCGCCGCCGGGTGGTATAATCGGTTTGAAGTGGAAAGCGTCCGCCGTAAACAGACAGAAAGCCCCGAAATTGATTATACAGCGTTTGAGGTTGCCCGCCATAAAGAGATTAAAAAAGCATTTGACCGCATGATTGCGGACGAATTGCAAGTTGATAATTATTTGAATTATTGGAATGAACACAATAACGATTGATTGTATTATTGGCATTGACCCCGGAAAAACCGGGGGAATTGCCATTTATCGCCCTAACCATAAAACGGAGGTTATCAAAATGCCGGGCGACCTTAAAGATTTGAAACCGTGGTTGGAGTATATGCAAAGTATTTGCCGTCCCCTTGTTTTCGTGGAAAAGGTGCAATTGCGCCCGGACGATGTAAACGACAATCCCGGTAAAGCGTTTCGGGTGCAAAAACTGTTATCCGAGTTTGAGCGATTGAAAACCATTATTGAAATGTGCGGCGTTCCGTTCGTGTTGGTACACCCGCAAAAATGGCAAAACGCATTAAAATTGCGAGTTAAGGGAGAGGAAAAGCCCCAACGAAAAAAGAGATACCAACGAGCCGCCGCCGCATATTATCCGGACATTAAGGCAACGTTATGGAATGCCGACGCTCTTATGATTATGCACTTTGGACGGTACATTTTGCAGACGCAACCAAAATGGATATTGGAGAATTTACCAACAGCCATGCACGGAAAGTTATTTTAAGCCCGTACAGACAATGAAACAATAAAAATGGGTAAGAGTATGGCAGACGAACAAACAGCCCTTAAAACGGAAAATTTGAAAGAAATAACTTTGCCGGATTTTGTCGAAATGGTAAAACAGATGCGACACAACCAACGGCGATGCGAACGGAACCCAACCCCGGAAAAAACAAATACCCGGATAGAGTGGGAACGGAAAGTTGATGCCGTGGTTGCCGCCCTTACCGATACACAATTGGCATTATGGAAATGAACGAATATATTTATTTGGGCGACCGATTGACCCGCCCGGAATTGCGACGTATGCCGTGCCGGGCGGTTCGTCGTTCTAACGGTAAGTGCATACGGGGACGTAACGGCAATATGTTGGTTGAGTTCGACGGCGTGGGTAAATGTGTTGTATTGGGGCGACTTTTGCGGAAAATTAAAAAATAAAAGAAAAAACTTTTGGAGATTAAAAGAATTACCGTATATTTGTGGCATGAAATAACAACGACCGGGCGTTTTCCCGGAACAAAAAAACAATTAGAGCGATGAAAACAAAAGTATCAATTTCGGATTTTCAGTTTATGCCAAGCGGTTACGGACATTATAAAGTAACCTACACGTCGCCCGTTACGGGTAAAAGTTGGACGGCGACAACAACTAATATGCCGTTAATCGACGCAACGAAAAACGCAGACGAACCGAAACGTTGCGATTTGGAAACCCTTAAAAGAGTTTGTAAAAATCAGTAATAACCAAGCCGGGGGCGCAATCCCCCGGCATAAACATTTAGAGCGATGATTATAAAAAAAATAGAGTTGTCGAATTTCCAAGTAATTAAGGAGTTCAACGCAGATTTTGAGGGTAATGTATATTTCATTACCGGGGACAATGAGTTGGGGAAATCAACCCTATTAAAAGCAATCGGCGCAATGCTAACCGGAAACCGGGACGCCGTGTTGAAAAATGGCGAGGACAAAGGATTTGCCAAAATGGTTGTCGGGGACGACGGCGAGGAATACGAAATTGAATTGCGGTTTACCAAAGCCAACCCCCGTGGTACATTGTCAATCAAACAGAAAACAACCGGGATGCGGTCGGATAACGTAACCATGTTGCAACGCATTTTCGGATACCAAGATTTTGACGCCGTGGAGTTTTCCCGTTGGTCGGAAACCGCCGAGGGACGCCGCCGACAAATCGAAGTCGTAAAGGCTTTGTTGCCGGAAAATGTACGCACCCGGATTGCAGAAATTGACACGGAGGTTACGACCGTTAAGGAGAAACGAAAAGATACCAACGCCGAGGTTAAAACGTACACGACCATTTGCAACGCCGCCGAAAAGCAATTGAAGCCGGGGGACGTCAAAACGTATGCCGACAAAAAGGATATAACGGCGTTAATGGAGGAACAAAACGAAAACGCCCGATTGATTGAGAAAGCAAAAACGGTGCGTTCCGCTTTACAGACCCGGACGGAACAATTGGAGGCAATCCCGGAACGTATAAAAAAAGCGAAATCCGACCACGACCAAGCCGCCAAACGTATTGCCGACGATTTGGCATTTGAGGAAAAAGAGGTTGCCCGCATTATTGCCGAGGCGAACCAACGTTTGGCAGATGCCAAAAACGAGGCTGAAAAGTCCAAAAAGTTAATCGACAAAGAATTGAAAACGGAGTTGGCGCAAATCGAAACCGACAAAGCCGATTACGAAACCCGAAAGAACAACGCTGCCGAGTGGCTGAAAAAATACGAGGCTAATAACCCCGAAAATTTGGATACGGCGGAACAACTGAAAGCCGCCGAGGAACACAACCGTATTAATGCGTTGGTTGTCGATTATCAAACCAAGAAAAAACAAAAGGAGGTCGCCGAGAAAGTCGCCCGCACATACGACGAAAAGTTGGCGGCATTGGCAAAGGAACGGGAAACGCTTATTGCGTCGTCCAAATTGCCAATCGACGGGTTGACGTTCACGGACGACGGGTTGGAGTTAAACGGCGTGCCGTTTGTCGCCGGGAAAGTGTCCGATTCTCAAATTATGGAGGTTGCCGCAAAACTTATCATTGCAAGCAATCCGACCGTTAAAGTGTTCCGTATTGCGAGGGGCGAAAGTTTGGGCGAAAAGCGTTTGCAAACGATTATCGACATTGCCCGCAAAAACGGTTTTCAAGGTTTTATAGAGGAAGTCAAGCGGGGACAGGACGATTTGCAAATTGAGGAATATACTGAAAACAAATAATAACCGGGGGCGCAATGCCCCCTTAATATCCAAATCAAATGGCATTTACTTTGAACGATAATTTGAAGCGTTGGGCGGAAAAATACGAAACCGCCGATTTTATCAAAGCCGACCCGGTGCAAATCCCGCACCGTTACGATAGCCGGGTTAATATTGAGATAAGCGCATTTGTAACGGCGTGGATTGCGTGGGGCAATCGCAAACAGATAATCCAAAAGGCGGATTTTATCGACCGGGAAATTTTCAAAGGTGCGCCGTATCATTACATTGTCGGAACCGATACACAGGGAGCCGCCCCGGAATGGGAGCAATACAAAGATAGTACCGCCAACTTTTACCGAACGTTTACATACGGCGACTTTTACGACCTTTGCGCCCGCTTGCATCATGTTTATACCAATTGGACGGATATGGCAACGGCAATACAGTATTCGCACGAAATCAACGGGGAACCGCCATTGCAAACGATACAATCGTTGTTCGGTTCTGTTAAAGGTATCCCGGATTTTGAAACGCAATCCGCTTGCAAACGGTTGTGTCTGTTTTTGCGTTGGATGTGCCGCACAGGTTCCCCGGTTGATTTTGGATTGTGGGATTTTTGCGACCCCCGCAATTTGATTATCCCGTTGGATACCCACGTACATAAACAGGCGTTGCGGTTGGGATTGGTAACACGACGGACGCCGGATTTGCAAACCGCAATAGAAATTACCGACCGTTTCGCCGAGATATTCCCGGACGACCCAACCAAAGGGGATTTTGCATTGTTTGGGTATGGAGTAAACGCAGGAACGACGGACGCAATTAATGAGGTAACGAAAGCAACCAAAGCATTTGCCGAGGCTTCAAACGAAGCGGCAACGGTTATGGCAGACGCCGAAAAACATTTGCCCCGTGCCGAGGACGACCCGGAACCGGAGGCAGTCGAACCGGAACCCGTCCCGGAGGAAATCCCCAATAAAGCGGTTGCCGATATGAGTATTGCGGATGTATTGACGTTGCCGTTGTTTTATAATAACGCAACCCGTGTTGTCCGGGATATATGGAACGACCGGGAAACCGCACGCAAAAAAGCGGGTAAAAAGGGCGACCGATTGAAAGCGCACCCAATCGACGCACTACACGCCGCCGGGTTGTTGGAGCCGGGAAAATTCGTTGTTGCTTTTGCACACGTTTTGGATAAGGTCGCAACCGGATTACCACGGGCGCAACGGGATGTATTACATACGTTGGGAATGACAGCGTTTCAAAAAACCATGCAAAAATTAATCGACGATGAAAAGGCGGGAAATAACGGCGACGGGAACAATTAACCAATCCGGGGGGTTGGCAATGTACATGGGCGAATTAAACGAATTTTTCGCCATGCACAAAGGTAGCCGGGTAATTGCCCGGTTTACCGTTGCGTCGCCCGGTTCGTCCGCCGCCTTGCGGGGTTATTATTTCAATTATGTTGTATCCACGTTTAAGGCGGCAATATGGGACGCCGGGGAACGACTGACAGAGGAACAAACCGAACAACGGTTGCGGGAATGGTCGCCAATAATGCACGCCGAAACCGTCGATTATGACACCGGGGAATATACCCATGAATTGCGAACCGTGGCGGATTTAAGTAACGCCGAGTTAATCGAACATATCGAAACGCTCAAACAGTTAGCCGCCGAGGAATATAACACGTATATTGACGACCCGCAAACCCTTTGATTATGTTTTGCAAGTGTGGAGGAAAACGCAAGGATTACCCGTTGGTGGGTTGGCGGGTTATCCGGTCGAAATACACCCCGCACCATTGGAGCCGTTTATATTGCCAAAATTGCAAATGTAGTTGGGTAACGGGTGCGGCTTATGTTGAACAAACGCCCGAAACATTCGGGCAAATGAAATTGAAATTATGAGTTTACAGGACACCGACCCAATGCCGCAAGGCAAATTTAAGGGTCAAAAAATGCAAACCGTCCCGTATTGGCATTTACTTTGGTTAGAGCAACAACCGTTTTGCCGTAAGGACGTCCGGGAATACGTCGAGGAAAACCGGGACGTATTGGAAGTTGAAAAAAAGCGGGATGCGTACCGCCAACAGAGAGATAACGCAGAGTAATAACAATTAAAATGCAGTAATATGAAAGTCTTTAATTTGAGCGATGTTTGTTTTTTCGATTGTGAAACAACCGGGGTTCCCGGAAAATCCCAAAAATGGGACGTCGATTTTATGGAGTTCCCGCACGTCGTACAATTGGCGTGGTCGTTTGGGGATAAGGAACGCAGTTTTATAATAAAGCCCGACGGGTACGAAATCCCGCCCGAAACCACGGCGATACATGGTATAACAACAGAACGGGCGGTTGCCGAGGGCGTACCGTTTGCCGAGGTCGTGGACGAATTTTTGGCGGATGCCGCCGCCGCCCCGTTGGTTTGCGCTCACAATATTTACTTTGATACGTCGATGTTGAAAGCAAATATTTTGCGGTATTGTGGAAAAGAGTATTACGACGACAAAGCCGAAAACGCATTGCACAAAGGCAAACGGGTTGATACCATGATGAAAACAATACGGTTTGTTGGTGCGTGTTATTCTAACGGTAAGCCGGGAAAGTTCCCCAAATTGGAGGAATTATATGCAAAGTTGTTTCCCGGCGAAACGTTCCCGGCGCACGATGCGTTACAGGACATACGAGCGTTACGCCGTTGCGTCCCGGAATTGGTCGAATTGGGGATTATAGAGTTGAAACAAAAGGAATACCCGGCGGAGCAATTAAAATTGAATGTAGAGCCGGAAAAGGAGCAAAGCGGGCGTAATATCGTATTTAATGACCCCAACCCGGTAACGGAACCAATCGGAACCGCCACCGGCGTCCAATGAATCGCCCGCACCGGAACCGGAGGCGAAACGCCCGGCGGGGGTTACAAATCAAGCCACAAAGGAATTATTGGACGAAACCGAGTTTTAAAAGAAAAAACTTTTGGAGATTAAAAGAATTACCGTATATTTGCGGAAACGTCCGGGGGTAATATTGCCCCCGGATAACCAATAAAAGCGATGTAATGGCAAAAAGAACAAAAGACGAATTTACACGGGATTGGATTATTGAACAATCCATTGACGTGTTAAGCGGCTACGAAAACGGGATTTTAACGATACGTGCGTTGCACTATCAGTTAGTAAGCCGGGGAATGACAAACACGTTACAGCACTATAAACGTGTTGTCGCCGCAATGGAGGTTGCCCGGTGGGACGGTCGGGTTGATTTTGAGGCGTTCAGCGACCGAGATAGGGGAATGGTTGGCGTAACGAAAGCCGAGATAACCGATTTAGAGGATAAACAAACCGAGGCAAAACAGCAAGTCCGGGCGTGGATGAACGCATACAGAAAAAACCGTTGGGAAAACCAACCGTATTACCCGGAAATCCTTATTGAGAAAAAAGCATTGGAGGGCGTTTTTGCGAAACCGTGCCGAGAATGGGACGTTGCCGTTGGAGCCTGCAAGGGGTATCCGTCGTTGACGTTTTTATTTGAGTTGTCCGAACGATTGCGGGACGCACAAAACGAGGGCAAACAGCCGATAATATTGTATTTCGGCGATTACGACCCGTCCGGCGAGGACATACCCCGGTCGATTGGCGAGAATTTGGATAAATTCGGGGTTTATGGCGTGGAAATCCGCCGTATTGCGTTAATGGAACAACAGGTTATCGAATGGAATTTGCCGCCCACCCCGGCAAAGGAAACGGACAGCCGGACGGCGAATTGGGACGGATTGGGACAGGTTGAGTTAGACGCCGTTAAACCGGAAGAATTGGTTGCCATGTTAAACGATGCAATCGGCGAAATATTCGACAACGATTTGTACGACGAATTACAGGCGACCGAGGACGAAGAACGGGAATTGTTCCAAACTGAATTGCGCCGTTATGTTACCGAGGAAATTTAAAACGTGTTGTTGTCCCTATTGCGGCAAAATGTTTCATTCGTTGGGGATAGCGTCGCACCGGGCGGCGTGGCGTCGCAAACAAGAAAAAGAAAATAATAAAACCGACGCCGGGCGGGTTCCCGGCAACAAATAATTCATTTATGAGTACAGAGGAAAAAAAGGCAACGGACGTTATGTTTGTCCCGTCTGAAAAGTCGTTTGCATTGTCAAAGGTCAAGTTGATAAAGGACGGCGGGTTGGATGTTCATTACGAAGTTACCGAAACAGTCGGTAATGAGAGTTACACGAACAAATACCACGTCGAAAGCGCAAAGGACATACACCCCGATTTGCGGGCGTGCTTTGAGCGTTTGCGCCCAATCATGGGTCGTATTTTCAATATTACGTCCTTTTTGTCGTTCATGGAAACGCCGGAAACAAAGGCGACCAAAGCGCAAAAAGATGCCGCCCGTGAGTATGCCGACGAAATGTTGAGAAATATCGAAGTTCGGGGCGTGTCCTTTTCCGGTCAAGATGATAACGTTGGCGTTGTGCTTACCGGGTTGTTTGCGGTATCCAACAATCAAAAGACGGCGATAAATTCGCCCCGCCTTAAATTCAATACCGAAACGTTCGGGTTTGAGGAAGAATTAGAGGAAATCGCCGGGGATATTGAACGGGAAGTTTACGCCTTTTTGTTCAAAGGGAAAAAGGCGCAATTGGAGTTGTTCGGAGCCGACGGAAACGCCGCCCCCGGAGTTGAGAGTGAACCGGGTTTGTTCCCGGATGTTGACGACCCCGCAAATGAGAACGACAACGATAACGGAGGCGACGACGAAACCGGGGATATTTAACCGCATGGAACCGATTTTGCTAACAAGCCGGGAGGAATACCAAGTTGTAACCGATAGGGGGTTTTGCCCCCTATTGGATTACAAACGGTTTACAATGGATATTCGGTTGCGTGTGGAAATCCAACGGGAATTGTTCGGACATTGCGTTTTCGGTCGTGGCAACATACCGCAAGCAAACGAACGGTTTTTTAGGTGGGTTTGGGAACATAAACCGCACCAATGCGAGGAAACATTACGACCGTTACCGAGTTATTCCGCCGTTTATTGTTCGCATATCCTTACGAGGGGGGCGCACCCGGAAATAGCGCATGACCCCCGTAATATCAATATCCTAACATTTGAAATGCACAACCGTTGGGAAAATGGCAACCGGGAAACAATGCGAATTTATCCGGCGAACGTCCGGTTGATTGAGTTAATGAAATCAGAGTATCAACAATTACAAATCCGGTAAATGAGAACAAAAAAGAGAACAACCGATTTTGGGGCAATTTCCCGGTCGTCTGTTAAACGAGATTTTCAAAGGGCACAAACATACCCCAAAGAGGAAAAACGCCCGGAAATCGAAGATTTGCCAAAAATAAATGCCGAACGCCGCATTATCCATATATCAGAAACAAGCGGATACGCCAAATTTGCCCGGTATATTGTGGGTAAGTTGGTACGCCTCAAAGAAAAATCCGATTTGGGCGGTAATTCATGGTATTGCGAGTTTGTACACGACGATGACCGCCGGGCGTTAAATGCGGCGGCGGGTTGGTCAGATAACAAACGGGAATATTTGTTTGACGGAATCAAATTTAAAAACTAAAAAAATGAGTGTAAACAAAGTTACATTATTGGGAAATACAGGGAACGACCCTGTATTTAAAGAGTTCGACAACGGCGGTTGTGTGGCGACCTTTTCGTTGGCAACTTCAAAACGAGGCTTTACAACAAAGGACGGGCGGCAAATCCCGGAGCGTACCGAATGGCATAACGTCGTTTTGCAAAACGGGTTGGCAAAGGTCGCAAATCAGTATATCAAAAAGGGCGACAAACTATATATTGAGGGCGAATTAAGAACCCGGAGTTATGACGACGCCAAGGCGTTAAACGGTACATTACCGAGGTGGTCGCAATCAATATGGAAATGTTGACCCCGAAAGCCGCCGGAACGATGCAAACGCCGCCGCCGCCCGTCCCGGATAGTCCCGCCTCGGATGCAACCGACGATTTACCATTTTAACAATGGCACATACTTTTAGCAAATCCGCCAATGTTTTTATTGATAATAATATTAAAACCAAAACCAACATACAGGCGGCAGAAATAGCGGTAAATATGGCGGTTAATGATGTTGTTAATATCGCAGAACAAATGTTGGTCGAATTTTGCCCGCATAAAGAAATATGCACCCGACAATATCAAAGGGGCGGTTGTGATTGTTCGTATTTATACCAACGAATGAACCGTATAAAAGGGGATGAAACATTGTGTTATAGTAAAAAGTAAAAGATATGGGAGCGATTAACGGACGGGTTATTTATAGCCCAAAGGGTAAAGCGTTGGAATACGCAGAGAACGCCGCCAATTTTTACGTCGGTTGTTCAAATGGTTGCACATACTGTTATTTGAAAAAAGGCAGGGGCGCAAAAGTGTTGGGCGGGAATCGCCCGGAGTTGAAAAAATCGTTGCGGGAACCGCCATACGCTTTGGATATATTCAAGAACGAATTATTGGCGCATAAACCGGAATTGCAAAAAACGGGGTTGTTCTTTTCATTTACGACCGACCCGTTGTTGCCGGAAACCCAACGATTGACCCGCCAAGCCGTCGGATTTTGCCAACGGCACGGCGTCCCGGTTAAGATATTGAGTAAATGCGCCGAGGGTATCAATACGTTTGTAGATTACGCCGAGGCGTCCGAGGGGTGGGATTTGTCCCGCATTGCCATTGGTTCCACATTGACAGGGTGCGACGAATTGGAGCCGAACGCAAGCCCGAACCGCTTACGGGTTACGGCATTGATACGAGCAAAACGGCACGGGTTCCGCACCTTTGCAAGTGTTGAGCCAATCCCGCCGGGAATGTTCGACCGGGCGTTTGCCGTAATTGCATTGGCGTACCCATTTGTTGACCTGTTTAAAATCGGATTGCAAAGCGGTTGCCGATATACCAAGCGGGAAACGTTCGGGTTTTACCAAGATGTTACCGAGTATTGGGAGGCGCACACAGGGCAACCCCGGATATATTGGAAGCATAGTTTTGTAACCGCCGCCGGGATTGACCGGAACACATTACCCTGCTTTTGCGTTCTGGCAAATTATAACTTATTTGGCAATGAATAAGCAAAAAAAAGAGTTTAAGGATAAATTCAAAAACGCTAAAACAATTGCGTATTTTGAAGTTCGCAGGGATGAAAAAGGGGTGCGATTGATTGCCAATGAAAAAAACCGAAATTTAGCCAATGAGATAGTAGAGTTTGCAACTATTGACGAATTAAGTTTTAGGCGTGAATTTATACGGGCGATGGTTAATGATTGGCAAAATTCGAGAATAGGCGAAAGCCTATTTGATGAAATAAGTTTTGCGATAGATAAAAGAAACAATAAAACGAAATGATTATGCAGTTTGATAACAAAGATTACAAACCCGCCGACCACGACCGTTGGCGGGCGTTGACAGTAAAACAGCCGTATGCAACCGATTTGGTTACGGCGGCTTATGAGTTGGACGGACATACATACGGCGTTAAGTCGATAGAGGTACGGAGCAAATCGACGACGTACCGGGGCGACATAATGGTTTGTTCGTCTGCCAAACCCGAAATTGCCGGATTGGAAAGCGGCGTAACATTGGGCTTGTGCGAGTTGTACGACGTTAAGCCCGTCGCCGAGTTTACCCCGGAAGATTGGGCGAATACCCGGATACCGGAGGAAAAACGCAAGTTCATAACAAAGGGTTACGGGTGGTTGATGCGGAACCCCCGCCGGGTTGTTGAATTTCCGATAAAGGGGCAATTGGGGATTTACAATTTGGTTTATACCAAAGGGGTTATTGTCGAATATCCAACGGCAATGGTTATGGATAAAGAGAGTTACGAAATGACAAAGGAGGCAACGAAATGAGTAAAAAGGAAATCGGAGTTATCCGAAACAATGGCGATGTGCATACGGCGCAAATTGGGTTTCATATTTGGCGGTTTGGTATATGTGTGTACGTTCGGGAATATTGGAAATACAAAAGTTGGTTTATCGTTCCCGGCGTGTCCGTCGATGCGGTCAACGGTTACGACCGTTATTTGGACATTGAGTTGAAAATGTTGTTTGTCGGGGTTGGTATCCGGTTTATATGGATTAAACGAAAGGTAAAACTATGAAAGCCCGGTTAATTTTGCTATCTTTGGCAACCGTATTGTTGTTGTCGTGTAACGCAAGCGACGACGAAATAATGAATTATCAATTTAAAAACGAGGCGATGAAAACAGAAACAAAAAACGTTACCAATCATATTGCCGGGGTTATCCAAAAGAACGCCGCCCAATTTGATTGCGAGATTATCGAAATCGGGTTAACGGGCCGCGATACCGTGCGTATTTCCGTAAAGGGAACCCCGGAAAATTTGGACGCCCTATTTGCATACGCGAATGAGAGTACGGGAACCGCAACCGTTTGACCCGGATAAGGAGTACAAGCCGGGGGAACGTTGCACGTATAACGGGGTTGTGCTTATCGCCGAGGTTTGGACGAAAGCCGCACAACGATTGCACGAACAAAACCCCGTTATATTCCCGTGTCGATGCGCACGTTGCAAAATTGAGAGAACCGATTGCCCGTTTACCGGGCGGCATTGCGACCGTTACAGCCGGAACGACCGTAAGCAAATATATTTCCGGCAATTGTTTCATAAATTCAAAAAGTAGAGCGATGAAAAGCAAATTAACCCCTTTCGACGGGGAGTTGTTGGTTATGATTGCCGACATTATGAAAGTCGAACCCACGGTTGAGGAAAGCGCAACCATATACAAAATTTCCGTTCCGATTGGGGATAATTCCCCGGACACAGTTACGGCGATGCAAAATGCCGTCCGGGGGCGATTGGGTAAACGGTTAATCATGTTAAACGACGTCGATAATTGCAAAGAATATTATGTTGCCTATGTTGACGACGCCGAAAGCATGGCGGACGAAATCCGCACCGAGTACGACGCCCCGGACGCCACGGCGGGAACCCGGTATTGCAGAACCTTAAAAGAGGTTGACGCAATCCAAGTTGACCGGGATAATTTGGAAACCATCAAACGATTTACCGGAGGCGGCACAATGACAATCCCCCGTATCCCCGGAGGAATTGCGATGTATTCGTTTGTTAGCCCGGACGGGTTGATTATCGACACGCCGGAAACGTGGTACATTATCAGAGAGGACAACGGGAAATTTTCACACCGTCCGAAACGGGAATTTGACGCCGAGTTTGAGCCGAAAGGATGCCACGTTGTCGGAAATTACGGAGCGGGGAACCGTTGCGGAGAATGTTCCAATATGCGGCACGACGATTTTGCGGGCGTCGGATATTGCGACACGGTAAAAGATAATACAACGTGCGACCAAAAGGCATGCGGACATTACGAACCTAAAAAATAGATTGAGCGATGAAAAAAGAATTTGCACAGGAATTGGCGGAATTGATTAACCGCCACGGTATCGACAACGATTTGAATACGCCGGATTGGGTATTGGCAAATTTGTTGGTTAGCACGTTGAACGCCCAAAATGAATTGCAAGTTGCCGCCGCTGACGGGGTACGCAATGACGCCCCGGACGACGACGATGTTTGTAATTGTCCGGCGTGTACTTTGCGCCGAGCAATGGAGGCAAAAGGAGCCGCCCGCCCGAAGGGTAAAAGGGAGTACCGCAAGCCGCAAGCGTTCGACGTTCCCAAAGAGGTTGCCGGGGTTGCGGAATTAATC